GATTAGCAATTGTATAATAAGTTGTATTAAGACTTCCAATTGATATTCCAAAAGCTACAAATCCATTTGAAGCTGCGCCTAATGTAAACGCACCTGTGCCTGTTGTAGTACTTGTTACTTTTACTCTATCATTTATTTGTAAAGCCATTTATTTTGTCCTTATGCCATACTTATGATTGCATTAGCAGGTGTACTTGGATTAGGATATGAAACTGTAAACGTACCATTAGTAGCCGTTTTGTTTCCTCCAAAATCTAATACAACACATAATTTATCACTTTTGTCATCATTGTAGATTGCTGCTCCTGCTGCTGTAAAAGTAGCATTAGCCCAAGTACTATCCGCAAAGTCAACTGAAGCAACTGCAGTTCCACTAGCTACTGCTTGTGAACCTAAAGCTTTTCTCTCGTAGTTTGAACTATTAGCAGAACTAACTTCATTAGTTGTAATTACAACCGTGCTTGATGTACTGTATCCAGCTATAGATGTGTATAGTCCTATTTTAAAAGCATCGCCTCCATTAGCGAAATTATGTGTTCCCGAAAAGAGTTCTCCTCTAAATGCGAACGGTATTATATTTGCCATATTATTTTCTCCTTAAATTTAGGGTGACGGTGATTTTAAAGGAGTACGAATAACACCATCTTGATATTCGTCTCGGCGTCTACGACCTTGTTGTTCGATCGCATACGATTGCATTGCTTTTTGATAAGCTTGTGCGTAGTATTGTAACATATCTACAGGACCTTTCAAGTACCCATATGCTTCTACCAGACATGCATACAAAAGTAAATCCTGATATTTATTACTTGTGTAAGTTCCAACTGTTGATGCTGGATTTGCTGTTGTTGGAAAAGTTGTGCTTGTTAGGCTTACAGGTTGCTTAATATAAGCTAAAGTTATTGAAAATTGAGCATTTGGTGTAGGTGCTACTACCCAAAATTCAGCATCCCAGTTACCATAATACTTTGGAATTCCAGAAGCTGTGTTTGGAGTGTTGTAAAATTCAGACATAAAACTAGTATCTTTTTTTTCCAAGAAAGTTTGATTACCCGCTGCATCAGTTAATTGTGCATATCTAATGACTCTTAAATCACCTGGAATAGTTACATATCTATTTCCACTAACTAAAGCAGATGTTGCATAAAATCTATTATCATCGCTATCTGCTTCTCTATAAATTTTGTTTTCGGCATTTTTAATTACTGTATTTAGTACACCTGCTGTAAACACACCGTCATCAACTTCAGTATAACTTCTAATATCGTCTTGTAAGTTTGCTAAAGTATAAGCCATTATTAGGAATTTCCTTTATACTTTTTATTTATTTTTTCTTTTTTGTCAGGTCTTGGTTCTTCATATATTGAAAGATGCTCATCAACTTCACATTGACAAGATTTAATATTAAAAATTTTACAAATAAGTTTTTTTATCCAATTCCAAATTTTATTCATCATAATTAACTTCTATCATTTAGTGGGCCGACTGTACACTGTAAACCGCCCCCTGTTTCTGTGGATGTTGCATTACTTGCTAATGTAACATTTACACCATCAAATTGAGTTGTAAATTCAGGTTGACCACTACTTTTAACTTGTGTTGTGTTCAAAGAAGCTACTTTATAAGCACCAAAAACTTTAGCTCCAACAGGATGAGTTCCTGCTTTTGTAGGTTGTGGTGAAACACCCCTATAAGGTGCACTTGTTCCTCTAATACAACCTGTAAAATTTTCAAAGTTTCTTCCGGTATACTCTATTGTTTCATTTTCAAATAAACCTGTAATTGCATTTATTTTTTCAATCATAAGAAAACCAGTAGTTGGAAAATGTGTTCCTGTTTGTACAATAATTGTTGTATCAGTAAGTGTAGCAGCTGTATCTAAAGTTGTAGACAATTCTAGTGCAGGACCTGAAGCACCTGTAACAACTGGAACTCCTCCTACAGAAGACTTTACATTTCTAAGTCTAACAAAATCATTTATTTGTAAATTACCATTTGGAAAATCTATTTTTAAAGTTGTATTTGTAGCTGTAGTAGTAATTGGGTTGTCGGGTAAAAAATCAGGAGTTGGAAATTCAGTTCTATCTGGTCTTACATTTAATAATGCAACACCATCACCTCCCATTGGTTTTGGTTCAAGTTGTGGTTGTTTTGGTTCAAATTCCGTGTAATGAACAAACGCACCATTCCATTCTTTGACCATTTCTCTATATGGAAATTCCATACCTGATCTATCGGAAATTGCTTTTGAATGTCTTCCTACTGCGTACTTAGACATTAGTTACCTATAGGTTTATCTACATTGCCGCTTGCTTTTACTGTTAAAGAAATTATATCGTTTACATCCATAGCGCCTAACAAAGAATTAAAATCTCCAATAGGTAAAGGTTCGACTCCTATTTCTCTAACTGCTCTTACATAATCTTTATATTGTTCCATAATTAAATTCCTGGGTAATAAGCTTTTGGTGTAATAAATGTACTTGAAGCTGAACCATCTTCTTGTAATGCTCTTTGAAATTCATCTTCATAAAGTAATTTTAAATTTTGAGTTAATTGTGGTTGGTACTTCATTGATAAATAATAAGCTAAACCTGAAACCATGCAAGGTATAAATCTAAAAGGCATGTCGGTTGCATTAGTGTAAGCGCCAACATCTTCAATTCTTTTTATATAATAAAAATGAACATCTTTAGATGCAGATGTTGAATCTGGTGTAGGGTAAACACTTATACTGACGTGATCTATAAATCTTTGAACCCAATATTGATTAGGTGTACCTTGAGAAAGTTTATTTGAAAAAGCAGCATAAGTTGATCTATCAACTTTAGTCATAGGACTGTCTGATTGATTTGTACCTGTTCTATTAGACCTTAATTGTGCTTCAAGGACATCGGACATTCCGTAAATACCATTTGGATTTGACGTAGCACTCGTACCATCTGCAGTTGATCTAAAAAATTTATATTCAGGTTGACCTTGTACTAGATCTAAATCAAGTTCTGCTATTTCCCAATAGTGGATACCTCTATTGCCCCATTCCTGAAGCATTATATTTAAAGATCTTCTTGAGGTTTTTAATTGATACCCTGTAACGTCTTGCTGTCCTAGTCTTTCAAAAGCCTCTTCTATTATTTCATCAATAGAAAAAGTTTTATCAAAAGTAGTTGTTCCAGAAGTTGCGTTAGCCATGAGCTTACGCTCCAGTAATAGTTAATGTAACACTTCCGTCTGTACCACCGGTTTGAGTAAGTGTAGCACAAATTCCGTTTACAAATAAAATACCTGAACCCGGAACATATAAATCTAAACCTTCAGTTTCGAATCTGTAAGTAGCTTTTAAATTTCCTGCACCTGCTGCACCTGTTGTTGCTGCATCATGCAAAAGTAAAACAGAACCTGCTTCACCTCTTCCTTGAATAGAAGTAACTCTAGATCTTGCTGCTCTTAAAACAGAAATTGTACCAGTAGTTTTGTTTAATGTTGTTTGATCTGATTCCATATTATTCTCCTTAAAATTAATATGTGGGGCCGAAGCCCCACACTAATTATTTATTACGCTGCGAATGCAAATGCGCCAGTAACAGCTGCTGCTGCACCACCCATTTTACTTGCAATATTCCAAGTACCATCTGTGTAACATATAAAAGCAATCATGCTTCCAGTAGTAAACAAATTAGTAACTGCACCTGCTGGTGTGAAAACTAATTGAGTTTCACCTGCTGCAGAAATGTCATAAGTCACTTCATTTGCCGCTCTTGATTCTATTACAGAACTTGTAGCCCAAACATCTGTTCCAGCTGCGTTAATAGTTAATGTGTTTGTACCACCTGTTGTATCTTTTGATTGTACATAAACACAAACTGAACCTGCAATTGCTGCTGGTAATGTTCCTACTGCTGCTGCACCGCCTGCGTAGTTAGTAACGTTAAGTGAATTATTGATGAAAACCATTGCTCCACCAGTTGCTAAATCAGTAACTGTTAAACCAGTTAAATCAGGCATACCTGAACTGTATCTAGTTGTAAAAACACCTGTTGTATTATTTTTTGTTGCGACTTGAAAACCTGCTTCTGATCTTACCGGTCCGCTAAATGTAGTATTTGCCATGTTAATATTCCTCCTAGAATATAATAAATGTAGTCCCTAGGGGTTGTCGACTATACGCGTCTACATCTAAAATTGTTTTATGTATAGTGAATTATTTATATATGATTTTTAAGTAGAGTGCAAGAGAGCCTGTAATAAAAGTGCGATTTCAGCGATGTAGCTTTGTACTTAAGTTGCTACAGAAACTTGTGGAGCGACACCATCAACTTGATTTTGTCTGTGGGCAATAGCTGCTTCTTCTAGCTTAATGTCAGTAATGACTCTTTTAACTTTGTCATCAATTCTAACCATTTCAAGAGTATACCTATTATTATCTAGGTGCTCCTGTTGCCACTTCAACTCCAAGGACCATTTTTGTTTGTATAGTTCTTGTATCATCATTAACCTCCTCATAGGTTA